ATACGGTCATCTTGTTTGGGGTTATATCCCATGCAAAGCCTTGCGCTTGCAGGGTTTTCACAATCGTTGAACCTTCTTGGGTCACGTTTGTAATCTTAAGGTTGTCGAAGTAGTCCAAACCAATCATTGTGTCGGTTGGTACTGCTGGGTCTAGCAAGTCCACAGTCATCTCGTCAATGCGGATTGTGGTTTCTTTGCGAGTATTGACGTAATTGCCAGCAATGCCAGCAACAATCTCGTCTGTCTCAGCAATGAGGTTCTCTTGAGTCAAGCCATGAGGGAAATACTTATCAATAGAAGTCTGGCTAAAGACGTTCTGGGCTGTACCGCCTACGCGGTTGAACCTGACATCGTTAATGATGAGTTTGTCATCAAAGGCGTACTTGAGGTTTTTGTAAGGGATACCTGTTGTCTGGTCAAACTCAATAGCGGTTTCGCCTAGGGTTGCAGCTACATCGCTGCGAGACTTGAACACGGCTGTGCCGTCTGGACTCATGTAGAAAGCGCCTAGACCTTCTGAAAACTCAGCGTTTTTGATTGCTTCTAGTGTTGTGCGAATAGTTGCAGGATCAGCCACACAAGTGGTTACGCCTGTTGCAATGGAGCGCATGCTGGCTGGGAACTGAACGTCATCAAGAATCTTGCCAATGCGTGTGCCAGTGTCTTGTCCTGCTGGAGTGTCTGCAATAGTTCCGACGTTAGCCATCTGGAGTAGGCGATAGCCGTCTGTGCAAAGGATATCGACGTAAGCGGTCTCCTGCCCTTGAGGAAAGAAATAACGGTAATCATTTACATATCCGCTGAATAAGAAATGTTCTGCCGTTGCTGTAGTCGCTGACACGCGGAGCTTACGCAAAGGTGATAAATAACCTGCGTACGGAGAATCTGGGTTCTGTGGGTTAAAGTTTCCTTGAGGGTCTAGTACTCTCACAATGGCTGTGCCAGCCTCGTAGGTATCCTTCATGATGTTACGCCCGCGACGGATTGAGATGGAATACACGTCAGGCGTTAGATCAACTGTAGGAATAACTACATCCGATGAGCCAAAGCGGTTAACGCCGATGACTCCGTTATCTGGAGACCCTATGACGAACCCCGCCCCAAAAGTTGCTCCCGAGCTAAAGTCGAAGCTGACCGCTATTTGTGCAGGTAGGCTCACTCAAAACCACCTGTGCGTCGATTGACGTAGGTCTGGTTTCCAGATGAAAGGCTCTGCTGCATAAGGTTCTTAGCGATTGTGTTAGTGAGGTCTCCATCGCCTGTAATCTTTAACTCGATTACCTGTGGACCTTGCACCGCACCTGTAGGAGTGCCGTAAGTGCCGCTTGGTGGTGGAGTAAAGCCCATGACTGGGACGTTAGTTGAGACGTTGCTAGAGACCGCTGTGCCTGACGCTGCTGCTGCCGCAGCTGTACCAAGTGGCGCATTGACTGTCATGCTAGCAATCTGTCGAGCCTTCTCCGCAATCTTGTCGAGATAGGCTTCCCATGAAGCGAAAGGGTTATTAGCCATAGGAAGGCTTGCAAGGTCACGGGCAATCTGCTCGCCTAGTCCTTGAGCCTTGGCTAGTTCATAAGTAAGACGACGAGCTTCTTCTTCGTTGCCCAGAAGCAAAGCAAACTGTAGTTCTAGTCGCTTGCGTTCTTCTGCCGAGATGTTGTTCTTAAGCGCAGCGATGATTTGAATCTGCTCTAGGTCAAAGATTGTGCCAGCCTTTTTAAGAGCGGCTTGCTTCTTCTGTTCTGCTGTAAGCGCCTTGGTTGCCTTTGTCTGCGCTGCGATAAGTTTCTTCTGTTGATCCTGAAACTTCTTCTCAGCTGCTGCGCTTGAGTCATAAAGGTTAGCCTGTGAGCCACCCATGAAACGTCGTCCTGCTGTTGGTCTGGCTTGAGCGCTGTCACCAAGTCGTGCCAAGATGTTAGGGACTGAGGTGTAAGTGCCAAGTTCAATCAACTTGCTTAGGAAGCCGCCTGTGAACTGTTTATCTAATCCGCCAAGTTTGCCAGCCAATACGCCAACGCCACGAACCGCGTCCGCTGTGTAGTTTGACAATGCGCCCATTGCGTCGGCTACATCTTGCACGTCGCCTTCTTTGCCTGCTGCAAGAACTAGAGCATCGACTAGACCTTTGCCAATTGTCTCCTTGGCGTTATCTGCTGCAACTGTAAGAATGTCTAACTTTCCAGCATAGGTCGCGAGATAAGACTGATTAGCCCCAGAGAACTGCTGTTGAAACTTCTGTTGGACTTCTGCAAATGAAGCGGTTTTAAGTTGTGTCTGAGTAAGACCTAAATTGTACTTACGAAGTCCTCGAGTGTTGCCGACATAAGCCTGAGCCAAGTCCGTTGCAACCGTGGTGAGGTCTTTACCGCTACCTCTCGCTCCTTCGATTGCTAGACCGAGAAGCTCCTGAGACTTGGTAAGTGATCCAGTAGTTGTAAGCAATGCTTGAAAGGCTGGACGTAATTGGTCGTCCACAATGCCAGAAGTCGCTTCTAGCTTTGAAATGTAATTGTTAATCTCTGGTTGAGCAAAGGCTAGACCAAGGTTCTTAACTGCAACGGCTAACTGATTGGCTGCCTTCTCGTCCTCGATGAAAGCCTTGACAGAAGCCTTACCGAACTGGACCACCTTAGTGACGGCAAAGACTGAGGCTAACTGCTTGCCTAACTTGCCAACGGCTTTGTCTAGGTTTGTGGTCGCCTTGTCAGCTTCCTTGAATGCCTTCTTGCCCTTGAACTCGGCTGCTAAGTCAATTCTTAAATCTGCCATTAGACCTTATCCTTCATAGAGTCGAACTTGTCTTTAGCCTTGAAGATTGCCTTAACGACACCATCTTGAGCCTTGCCACGATCTTCTTCAAAGGCTCTAAAGATTGCGCGCCCTGTCATCTTCTGACCTTGACCCGACAACTTTCCACCGAGCTTAGGGCTAAAGTTTCCAGTAACACCTGACTTGCGTCCTGCGGTTTCATAGATAGCACCAGCGGCGGATTTATTAAAGATAGAAGCAAGAGCTTGAAAACCGTTGCGGTTTGCTTTGCTAGGGGTTGCCTTGTAGGTAATACCTTTTCGAGCAATGCCTTGATCGTAATAACGAGTTGCCCAACGACCACCAGCGTTAGGACGCTGTAGCCAACCACTAGGAGCTTGCTCGTTGCTAGGTAAAAAGCCACGCGCATCGCGCACAACTGGCTTGAGGAATGACGCAATCTCTTTAGTAGTTTCTTTTGCCAATGTAGGCTCGACAATAGCCAGAGCCTTACGAAGTGCGACCGCGCCCTGCAGTTTTACTGGCATCGCTTCGCTCCTTCGCTATGTCCTTGAGGACTTCTACATGTGCCTTGAAAGCCATTGCAGGTAATTCCACAATGGTGTTGAAAGGAACTCCATACTCGTAACTCAAGCGAGCTGCGAGATAGGTGAGGGAGTTCCGATCTACCCTAAAGGGTCAGACTCTAAGACCTCAACTGACTTGAGAGTCTCAAGGAACTGTTCCCCGAAAGGTTTGACTGTTTCACCCGAACGTCGAATTGCTTCCCAGCACAGCCAGTAAACGTCTGACTGCTTCTGATCTTCGATAAGAGCTTTGTGAAAGCCCTTCTTGGCGTATTGCTCAAAGGCGTATTCAATTAGCGGAGTAATCTCGTACTCTGTTACTGAGTTGTCTGCCCTTGTTACCTTTAGCTTTGCCATTGTTAGCCCCTTAGTTAGTTATTAGGAAGTTGCAACTGCGATTGTACCTGAGACGTTCCAAGTTACGCTCTGTGTGCCAAGGTCTCCAACTGCGCCGTTAATATCGGTTGTGTTGTTTACAAGTGCTGTCATTGTGTAAGAAGGGTTTGTCGCTGATACTGCTGCAGAAGTCTGCTTGACTACTACTGTGACGTTTGTTCCCCACGCTGCTTGTAGAGTCTGGAGTACTTCGCCTGTAGCTGTGTCGTTAAGGAAGTCGAGAGTGATAGAAGATGCTTCTAATCCCTTGACGTACTTGTGACCTGAGTCACCCATTGCTGTCACTTCGAGTTCATCGAATGTGCGGTTGAGTGTAATGCTTGTAACGTGGTCAGAGAGATCAACTGAGTTCACAGTTACGGATACGCCATTATTTAAGAAAACTGCCATTTCAGTTATTCCTCATCTTTCTTTGTTGGTTTCGCTGGTGCGGGTGTTGATGGAGCAACCTGTCCGATTTTCTCCAAGAACGCTTTCTGTTCATCTTGCCAATCTGACATGATTAACTCCATTCCGTTAGGGTTGAGATGTTAATAACTGCTCCTAGAAGTGTGCCAGATTCAATTTCTACTGTTCCCACACTTGTTACTGAGCCGATATTAAACTTAATTGATGACGCTGCTAACTTGTTAAATACTTTTACCATCATGTCCTCGATGCCCGCGAGATTACCTTGGTTGTCGAATAGTGGCACATATAAACGAAGTTCGAGGTTTGCTAAAGGATTGATTGTTGCCCATTGATTATTGTTAGGCACAAGGTAGTCACCAGATGCAGGAGCAACCGCTACGCTGTTAGCAATAGGGGTTGCGGGTGGGAAGCTAAATGTTGAATAACTTGCATCATCTTGAATTGCTGCTGCAATAGTTGCGCGAAGTGTGGTGATGGCTGTCATTAGCCCACCATAGAACGAGGGTCAAGATAAGGTGCAAGTAAGCCACGAACGCGAGCAAGAAGCGTGTTACCCATGCGGTAAGGGCTAGGGGTGTAGCCGTCGATAGATACGCCACCACTTGAAGGGGCTTGGCGTGATTGCCAAATGTCGATTGAAATCATGAGAGCGGCTTCTTCAACTGCTGGGACTGTTGTGTAATCTGTGTAAGTCTCAGCTGCTGCAATGCCGTAAGGCTGAATAGTATGATAAGGGTTATCTGATGTGTGAGTTGTTGTTACATTGAAAGAATACTCAGAAACGCCTGTAATGGTCTTAGTGCCATTGAACTTTGTACCTGATCCCGATATGGTTACTGACTGTCCAACGTAGAACATGTCTCGGACTGGTTCATCAAAGTAGAGAGTTCCAACTGTACCTGAATTGCTGTGAGCAACTGTAGGCATTTGGTTCTTCCATAGAAAGGGCAACAAGACGTTATCAGCAGCATCGCATACTTCTTGCAAGACGGCATCAGCGTAGAGAGTACCTACGCCAAGGGCTGTGCGAAGTTCTGCAACTGTTGTGATGCTCATTGTTATCCTTTCTAAAGACTTGAGGGGACTGCAAGGGCTCTGGCAGCCCCCTCAAGCGACTTAGGGTGTTACTTATGCAGCGTTATTGAACTTAAATGCGCCACCAGCTGAAGGAACTTTGGTTGCGATTGCACCGTAACCGTAGTAACCAACTTCAACCTGACCTGTACCGACCTTGTCAGCACGAAGCTGCAAGCGGCTTGACTCGAACCATGTGAATGATTCGCGGTTCACAACGACGATTGAGCCGTCTGCTACACCTGTGAGTGAGTAATCAACGTACAAGTCGAGTCCGAGTAGCGATCCACGAAGTGACTGTGAAACGTTACCTGCTGCGTTTTGTGGCTGTGAAGCGATGAATAGAGGACGGTTTGAAGAATCCACCATTCCCATGATGTTGCTCCATTGTGTAT